CAATACCGTTGCCAACCGCAGTTTGACCAAAAATACCGTTGAGCGTGGTGATGTTGCCCGCCGCAGTAACTTGCGCCAAAGTTGGCGTTACGCCGCCTGAGCCGTTGGCCGCCGCTGTGATCCGGCCTTGAGCATCTACGGTGATGTTGGCTGACGTGTACACGCCAGCAGTCACGGTGGTGTTGTTCAAGCTGATCGTGCCAGACGTGGTAATCGTGCCGCCGTTTAAGCCAGTGCCTGCTGTAATGCTAGTGACCGTACCAGAGCCAGAGCCAGAAGGAGTTTCCCATCTGCCGTCATTGCGCAAGAAAGTGGTAGTTGAGCCCGTAGGCGCAGGAATTGGGTAAGCGTTCCAATTGAACACGTTTTTTAAATAAAAGCCGTTCCAATTGTTAGACGCGCCGCCCAACGTCAGCGCAGTGGCAGCGCTAGAGTCTACGGCAGGCTGGAAGTTAGCGCCGTTGAAGTCAACCGCATAAGTGGTCGCCAAAGCCGCAGTGTTGGCCAGATACAAACGCGATGCGTAAGAGCCAATGCCTGCAAAGGGTACGCCACCATAGGTGTTAGTGCCAATGACAATACCAGTGCTTGTGCCGTTGCCGCCAAAAATACCGTTGAGGGTTGAAGTGTTGCCCGCAGTCAAGACAGACTGCAAAGTACCGCCACCACCACCACCGCCGATGGGTGTGCCGGACAAGTCAGCGTAGACAGACGCCTCAACAATACCTTCAAAACGGTTAGGCGCGCCTTGCTTGTATTTGTCTACACTGCTGTAGTACGTGACGCCCACCATGGCCAACTTAAAGTCGCCAGCCACGTTGTTGATTGTGGGGCGAAGGGCTGATGGTGTGTAGCCTGACAAGCCAGCAAAGCCAACTGCTTCCATCGTGATGGGAAATGCGTAGCTGGACAGTGAAGCTGCCAAATAGATTTGTTGTTGTGGGTAGCTGGTGCTGACAACCGTAAAACTACAGCCGTTTAGTACACCGTTGATGCCGGGGCGTGAGACGGTCTGCTGCACTTGGAACTGCGCTTGGCCGCCGTTGCCTTCAAAGTACACACCGCTGATGTTAAAACCGCTGGCAGACTGCTGGGCAAGTTTGCCGCCCACGTCGACCAAAGCCAAGCCCCACTTGCCGCTAGACAAGTCAGTGCCAAAACCGTTGGCTTCAATAGAACCGCCAATATAGTTGAACGCGCCTGCGCCAATGACCTTACCGCCGTACGAGTCGTTGTTGCCAACAGTACAGTTGGTCATTGCAATAGCGTTGGGTTCAGATACAAAACCAAACGCGGCGTTAGGCTCAAAGTAGAAGCCGCCGTCGTTAAAGCGAATGACCAAGTCATTGAACGTGGACGACAAGACGTTTGCGCCATACAGGCCAGTTGACCAGCCAGCCAGATAGACGTTGTCAATCGTGACAAACGCAATGTCTTTCAGCGCGATGCCTAGTTTGTTCTTTTGATAGCCGTACAGCGTGAAGTCTTGGAACAAACAGTAACCTGCGGGCTGCGCGTCGTAGCCAACAACTTCAATACCGTTGGCGTTGGCCGTTTGGTAAATGGTTGTTGCGGCCATGCCGTCGCCAGACATGGACGGGCGTTTGATGGGGTCTACCAAGCTGCTGTTCATGGAAAACACCAGCGCGGCTGAGATTTTGTATGTACCTGAAGGCAGATAGACGTTGCCGCCATAAGTGCAGGCCAAATTGATGGCCGCTTGGATGGCTGACGTGTCGTCTGTTGTGCCGTCGCCTTTGGCGCCAAAGTCTTTGACTGACACCAAATCTTGCAACTTGTTGTTCAAAGTCTTGCCGACCGCGCCGGGCATGATGCCCAAAGAATAGGTTTGCTTAAACCCAATCAAAGCGTCGCCAAGCGTAATGTCAGATTGGTTGGCCAGTTGCGCCGCCAAGACGTTAGCGTCGGTAATGCCGGGAAGATTGTCCCATGACCCAATTTGTACTTCATTGGCGTCTTCCAAAATGAATTTGTACAAGTCGCCTGCATTAAGCCAGACTTCTTCTTCAACACGTCCGGCCGCATTTAAAACGATAGGGTTGCTGTTGGCTGTCAGGCCAGTAGCGGATGTGTAAGTGGTGGCCGCAGTCGTTGTGCCAGCGGCGTAGGTGTATAACAAGCCGCCAGACAAAGGCACGCCGTTGTCATCAAAGAACTGGGCGCCAGCGCCTGCAAAGAGGGAAATATTGACAGTCATGTTTAACTCACTTCACGGCCAGATGAACGAATGTTGATTGCGCTAGCAGTCCCTGCGATTGTAGAGATGAAACTTGACGGCATCAAGACTTGCCCGACTAATTCAGGAAAAGTATAGACTTCTGAGGGTTGCAGCGTTTTGGTCTTGGTAATCAAGTTGGCGTCGCCCGCCGCAGTAGCGCCTGTGACCAAGTTGACGCTGATTGTCGCCGCCGACGCGCTGTAGTTTGTCGCGGTGAACTTGTCAATGATCGTGGTAACGCCAGACGCGGTGTATTGCGTAGTCTGGGCGCTTTCGGCAATCTTGGCTGGAATGAGGACTTTGACGGTAACGGTCATGCTGTGACTCCTTGAATTGTGGGGCCGGAAACGTAATTAACGGTCAGAATAGCAGATGGTGCGGCTGGTCTAGTTGGCGACGTGCCTGCGGGAATGGTTTCAATAAACACGGTTGTTCCCGCAGCATGCCAATTTAACTCAAAATAATCGCCGTCTTTCATCTCTAAAAAGTAATTTAAAGCCATGATGATCTGGCCATTAGCGCCAGAATGCTTTTTAGGGACTGTGACAACACTGTTTGAATTGGGCAAATCGGCGCCGTTGTATTTTAACCAAACATCAGTTTCATACTCGTTTGATGTGTCAGTGTTGGTTAACTGAAGACTAAACTGGATGTTGTATGCGCCAGTCGAATCAACTTGAATTCTGGATTTAACCGTGCCCGTAATGGTTGTTGACGCTACGGTCTGGCTTGGGCTAATTACATAAACACCCACGCCGCCCGGCGTACCAGACGTTTGAGACACAACATGCGCGGGCGTTGTAACGCCTGTGCCTGTAAGAAGCATGCCAAGCCGAATAGTGCCTGAAGTCATAGCCGACACAGTCAAATTGGTTGTGCTGATTGAGCCGGTAAAAACTGCCGTATCGGTCAATATCCGAACATTGTTTTGGTACAAAACCGTTCCAAACCGCACAGGATAGGCTTGCGTTGTTGAGCCGTCGTATTGGTTTGTGGTGTCATAAAAGCCACCGTAAATAGGATGCGGCACTTGAGGCGTGTAGGCTGGTGCAATTGCTAGCGCCTGCACTTGCTTTTGCAACTCAGCAATCTGCGACTCTTGGCTAGACGCGGTTGGTGTAAGCGCCGACTCAAAAGCCACGTTTAAAGCGGTGGGGTCAGTTTGCGTTGGCGGGCCAAGTTGCAAGTCTGTAATGGAGAACTGGTTTTGACCGCCGCCAGTCAATATAAACAAGTTGTTTAAAAAGCGAAACCACTCACGCGAGATCGTGCCCGTGCGCTCATCCAAAAAAGGAACGCGGGGGGCGGGGATCTGCGTAATGTTAAGCATTTGTAGGGCTTGCTTGAAGTTCTGCGCCCATGATGGCAATCTTGACAGGGTCAGTGCCTGACACCTCATAGACCCTGTCGCGGATGCGTGTGGTCATGCCAAGGCGACGCCACAAGATCCGTTGGCCAAACCGGCCAATGCCGCCCATGGACGTCCAATGTTCATTTGACCAGTTGTGGCCGCCGTCGTCTGACCAGCGCAGCATGACTTGAGGATCAGCCAGCACGGTAGACGTGATCTCGCTAGCGATATAGTCACCGCTTTCAGTGATCAATTTGTCGCTGTTTTGTGTGACCAAATAGAACACTTGCTCGGTTGTAAAGCCGTTCAGGCCCACGCCAGACTCAGCGTCTAGTTGCAGACTGTGCTGAGCAGTGCGCTTGAGCGTGTTCTGGCCCGTAGGAATAGCGCGCCATGAGCGCAGCCACTTTTGTGGGTCGCCGTTGTCCGAATAGACTTCAAGGCTGTATTTGTAGATGTTGCCGTTTTCAAAGTCGCCAACAATTGTCTCGCCGCCAAAGTTGCACTGGCAGTTAGAACGGTGACGTGTGAATGCGCCGTTGACCAGCCCTGCGCGCTCATGCCACGCCTGCGTAGCCGCGTCGTACACCCAAGTCGCGTTGGCGCTTGGGAATGTCAGGACGTAAAAGCCGTGGCCTTCTTGTTGATACGTGTAAGCCAGAGCGTCAGAGATGTTGCCGTATTGGGCGATGGCATATTCGATGGCATGGGTAGAAACCCTTTGCCCAGTGTAACCGTTGGCTTTGTAGACAATGCCTTGGCCACGGGCGTCAGTGCCAAGCCAGAACAAACTGTTGTCCAGTTTAGCCACCGAAAATGCGGCCACACAGCCAATTTCGTTAAACGCGCCTTGAATACGCGTCAATGGAAAATCTGCGTTGCCTGAGTCGTACCAGACCTCAACCGAGTCAGTGCCAAAGAGCCACGCCTCACGGTGATCTACATTAACGGCCACCAAGCCGTCTGGCGAGCCTTCAGCGCTTGCAAAATCAAGCGGGTCTATGGATGCACCATCAAACAATGAAGTGACCCATACGCGTTGGCTATTAGGCTCGTTAAAAACAAAATAACCGTCAAGGTAAGCCACGGTCACAGCGCCGGGAAAGTCTGGGTCTGTGATCTGTTTAAACTCGTTGGTGGCTTCGTTGTAGATGTAGCTTGGGCCATTGCAAGCAAAGAACAGTTGCGTGCCGTTGTCAGCAATCGACACGGGGCCGCCGTCAATGATGTTGCCCAACTTGACCGGCGTGGCCGACGTGCTGGTCAACTTGTAGACTTCCGTGCCAGACACGACATAGAAATCCGAGCCATTCGTTTGGTGTGCCCACAATGCGCGGATGGGGCCACTGCCTATTGTCTGGAGCAACTCCAAGCCGGGCGCGCGGTTAAGAAAGCCGGGCTCTTTACCGCCTTCAGGAATAACCTCTGGAAACAAATTGATCATGCGGTTGTCCGCAGCATTGACGCTGCGGGCAACGTAGCTGGAGCCAAGGATCGGCGTTTTCATCAATAGTTACCGGCATAGATGTTGAAACGCTGGCGGTTGGCCACCAATGCGTAAGGCAAGGCCATTACATCGTCAGGATTGTTGATGCGTTTCAAGTCACGCTTAGAAGTCATGGCAATGCGCTGTACTTGCGGGCTTGGCTCAACGCCAAACTCAGGCGCAAACTCCATTGCCAAGTTGTAAGTAAACGCCCGCAAATAACCGGGTGGAAAATACATGTTGGTGGCCAGCGTGGCGGGCTTGTTCAGTTCTTCAACTGAAATCAAGTGCCACTCCAAAACTTGAGTGGGCCTTGGGTAAATCGTCAGCGTGACGTCAGGGTATCCCATGTTTACCCAAAGCACTTGTGGGTAAGTAGACGTAACAGTTTTAACGGCGATGCCGTCATACTGTTGTTGATTGATCATTTTGATGCCATACGACACGCCGTTTGGCGCTTTGAAGTACGTTGCATCATCTAACAAAATTGGACGTAAGCCAACAAAATCGCCAGAGGGGCCAAGCGTGCGGCTAATCTCGCCTGCAGGCCATAAAAAAACTTGATCTTGCGTGACAAACGTGGACAGACGCTCTGTGTCCCACGATTCAATCATTTGATTGAGCGCCATCAAAGCGTCTTGCGACATGGCCGCAGAAGGCGTCTCGGCCTCGGCCAGAATACCCAGCAGGCGAAGCGCCCGATTGATTTGATCGCCAGCGGTATACGTTGCCATGTTCAGACTCCTTCGGTTGCTTCCTCTGCCGG